TTTTTTTTTTTTTTTTTTTTTTATTTTTATTATTACTAGGTATACTACCAATTGAGAATTCACCAATCAGTAGGCCTGGCTTTACGGACCTTAAACTTAGATCCGTTAGGATTGTTCTTAAAGAACAAATCATGAATATGTTGCTTAGGGGGGAACACTACAAACTGACGATAATCCATGTCCCTTATACCCCATTTATACATTATAGACCTTGAAACATCTTTTTTCGATAACTCGAACTTCTCCATCATAGCACGTGGGGTAAGCTGACATCTTAACACAACTTCCTTATAAAGCTTAGAAAGGAAGACATACGCAGTATCATTGGTGCCCATGGTATCATAAGCCAACCCAATCAATTTGTGGCAAAAAGTTTCAGGTATCATAGTATTTTTGAAAAGGGTAACCTTACGATAATAAACCGCAGTAGGCCTTTTAGGACCTTCTTCTTCATCTATATACCTTTGCAAAAACTTTATACGGCTTCCGCCACATATTTCATCATTCATATCAAACTGCGTAAACAAGGTCCTTGAAACCTTCTCGGATCCAGGCTTGACCTCATTCTTATGTCTCAACTTAATAAATTCAGCGAACCCTTTGAGATTTATCTTTTCCCAGTATTCAACCGGAATTTTCATCAAAAAATCATCACCCTGAGCAGCAAATTTCAAATCAGGATCTTGTAGAACAGCAACAAGCATAGGATCATTTTTATAGACAGTCATGACATAATGATTAAACATGTCACCCATATCCTTGGTATTAAAATCACTGGTATTAAAATCTCCGCTAAATAACATACCAAGAACACCTCTATAAAGATCCTCAACCCACTTAACAACATGCGCAGCAGTATTGTTTGTCACCCAGATCAAAAGTGTCTCAATCTTTGCTTTTTCTGGATGATCATCAGGAACGAACTGCAAAATTTTGGAACAATAAAAGACCAATGACGCATAAGAGGCACTCTGATCCTTCTGCTTGATGTCTCCAGAACACCAATAACAGGGCCTCCCGCTACTCATATTAAAGTAAACCTTAAAGTCTTCATAACCACCATAAGCCCAAGGGAACCCAATAAAATTAGAGTCCACATTACTTGAAACATTATGGGATCCGTTATACAACATGTGAGTTATCTTATACTTAATAAGCCCTACAACAAAAAAAATCCTAACCTTATCTTTATCAAACGTG